ATTCCGAGTAATTCCATTTACTCCTCCTTAGTTATTTAAATTTTTGCAGTTTTGTCGTGTTATACGTAGGATGACTGCAAACCCTTAGTTAGTTCAGCCCATGAGTGAACCTCCTTTGTTTAAATCTTGCTAGTTTTGTAGAGATCTAGCAACTCTAAGAGCAACTTTCAGATAGTCATCGGCTCTCCCTCTAAGAGAGTTAATAGCTTGTACTTGGCTAACCTTACTTTGATTGATACAAAGCTTTAAACGAGTCTTACTCAAAGGACAAAATCCCGTTGCCACAAATGATAAGCAGTTTTAGTTCATGCTTAGGACTTGTAAGATCTGAACGATCCGTATCATCGCTAGGATGAGGGTGTAAACGATCAGCAGATCTAGGAATTGTCTAAAATGTTTTGTAATGCTACCTCCATAGTGTTTAATGTGATGTGTTGCCTAAAGTAGAGATTAGTTTACGAGTTGCTCTACGAATACCTTTCTTTGATCTTGAACTGTGTACTGATCCATTGATAATAAAGATGTACTTAGTTCCTTTCTTTGATGTTATGGTTTCGATGTTTGCTTTCATATTTAGCTCCGTCTTTCTAATGGGGGAAAAAACGCAGGGGGGCGCAAGCCCCCCGTTGTTAGTTGATGATTATTCGACAGGAGAGATTTCGCCTGTCACGTGGTTGATCATCACTTGCTCATCAACATATTTAAGCACCTGATCTTTCGTCCACTCATTCCACTCGATAGGTAAGATCGCTGAAGTGATAGAACCCTCTGGTAACTTCTGCAGATGATCGCTTGACTTCGGAGATAAGTACTCGAAGGACTTCTTACCCTTGAAGGTAGCAGTGTGAGTGATGAAGTTTCTTGCTGAGAAGAACCAACGATTGGTACGAGGGGATTGAGTTAGAAACGCTAGTATAGTTTGTGGCATATTGCCTCCTTATGTTATTATGTGAGATTCAATGAAAGTTAATGGTGAGCCGAATCTCGAAAGACTCACGAGGCGGGACGGTCTTAATATATGACTGCACATCAAAATGCTATAATTTTTGAAGTTTAGGTAAGGGTAGAGAGAGGAAGGTTTACAACTTGTGTAATATGTATAAATAATGTGTAAGATTTTATAAGTTTTTTGTAATGTCTCAAAAAAAAACTCCTAGAAAACTGTAAATATTGCAGTTCCTAGAAGTGTTTTGCTCGTGTGTCTATCGTGAAGTTAAGGTCTAAACAAGCATTTGTCAAGATATTTATTTATCGTTATATTTGTTGTGTGAAAAATACAAAGAAATACACATTAGAAATACAATATAATGAAACAGATGATGTATTGGACTTTATAAAAGAGAAAGTTGAGGAACCAAGCTACGATTTTGAAATGCCTGAAGACCCTACCATGTTTAATAAGTGTATTGCGCCTTTAATAGATGAAAATACAGATGATTATTTTATGATATTGGATGTGGGGATTTATTCAAACTTCGTTATTGGCGATACTTAGTGAAATCATACGTTGTTAATAAAATAAAGCATCCTGTATATGAAGAAAAAAGCGAACTGCCCGAAGGATTAGTGGTTAAACAAGATTGGCACTTAGGGAATGTAGGAGATTGGGTTGAAGCTGACGATGGATCGGTGATGCAAGTGTTGAGGCAAGGGGAGTTGAGTCATAAAACTAGGTCTACTCGCTATATTGGAACTTGCACAGGAACTTATTTATGTAAAAAGGGAATTGTATTTACCTCTTTACGACAAAAAAACATTTATTCATTTGGCTCTGATAAAACTCATTACGATATTGTTAATGAGCGTAAAAAAGCCAACTACAAAGAAGTAATATTTGCAAAGTATGTAGCTAAAGGGATGAAGCCTGTAGATGCATACCTAAAAGCGTTTAAAACGCACAACAGAAAATATGCGTCTGATAGATCAGCCATATTGGTAAGACAGGAACGAATTATGAGTCAAATTTCTGATGAATTAGAAGGTGTATTTAAAGAATTAAAAATTGATGCAAAATATTTAATAGGAAAAGCAAAAGAAGAACTTGAGGTTTCCGATCGAGCCACCGATAGACTTAAAGCTTTGCAGATGTTGTGGGATGCGGCTGAAATTGTTCCTAAAGCCAGTAAAGTTACCGCAGTTACAGGTGCAGTCTTTAAAGGGTTTGATCAAAAGTCCATAGAAACTGTTACAAGGCCTTTGCTAGAAGAATAACCCCTTCGAACGCCTTCTAAGGAAGGTATGAACATAAACAAACACAATGTTTCCGTTCAAGAGGAAGCATTAGAGTTAGCAAAAAAAGATTTAATATCTTTTGGCAAGTTATTTTTGCCTGATGACTTTATGCGAAGTGAAACACCTCCGTTTCATTATGAAGTTGCCGACAAGCTAATAGATTACGACAACAAACAAGTTGCGATTATTCTCCCAAGAGGTCATGGAAAGACCGTTCTTACCAAAGCTAGTATTATACACGATTTCGCCTTTGCAACCGAACCTTTATTTTATGGTTGGGTGTCAGCAACTCAAAAATTGTCCGCAGGAAACATGGATTATGTTAAATATCATTTAGAGTTTAATGAAAAACTGATTTATTACTTTGGAAAACAAAAAGGTCGTAAATGGACAGAAGAAGACATTGAATTAGCAGACGGACATAAGCTTGTCTCTAAATCAAATGTCTCTGGGATAAGGGGTGGGGCAAAGTTGCATAAACGTTACGATCTAATCATATTGGACGATTTTGAAGATGAAAATAACACGCTTACAGCAGAGGCTAGAGCAAAAAATGGGAATCTCATTACAGCAGTGGTATACCCAGCCCTTGAGCCACACACAGGCAGGTTGCGTATTAACGGTACTCCTGTTCATTTTGATAGCTTTATTAATAATTTGTTAACGAGCCATGCAAAAGCAAAAAAAAATCAAGAAGATTTTTCTTGGGATGTCGTCACATACACTGCTTTAGACCCTAAAGGCAATTCCTTGTGGGATAGTTGGTTTCCTGTTAAAAAACTAGAAGAAAAGAAGAAATTTTACCTCGATTCGGGTATGCCTCATAAGTTTTATCAAGAATATATGATGCAAGTGCAGAGTGAAGAAGATTCTATCTTTAATCGCAAACATGTCAATTATCACGATGGGGTCTTCAAGATAGACGAATCGGGTATTCCAATGTTGTATATAAATGGAGACACAAAGCCTTTAAATGTATTTGCAGGCGTAGACCCTGCGACAGACAGTATGCGCTCTACTTCTGACTATAGCGTAATTATGATTGTAGGCGTAGACGATGGAAATAATGTATATGTGCTTGATTATTTAAGAATTCGTGGAATTCCTGTTCTTGGGATCTTAGGAGAAGACAAAAAAGGTATTGTTGACTACATTTTTGAGTACAACGAAAAATATAAGCCTAATTTATTTGTCATTGAAGACACTACAATGTCTCGACCTGTTTTTCAAGCATTAAGAAGTGAAATGAGAAGAAGAAACGACTTTTCAGTGCATTTTAAAGAAGAAAAGCCAGGAAATAGAATGAGTAAGCGTGATCGTATTCAAGGCATCCTTGCTCAAAGATTTGCTATCGGATCTATGCATTTAAGAAAAAGTCATTTCGATCTCGAACACGAAGTGCTAACTTTTGGCCCCCGCATGGCTCACGATGACACGATCGACGCATTGGCGTACTCGTGTAAATACGCTCAGCCACCTGTAAACCTAACGAAATCAAAGAACGGTGCTTATAGTAAATATAAGCCAAGACCAAAAAGTTGGGTTGTTGCTTAATGGCTAAAAAGAATAAATCAGATCGCATAAGAGATTTGTTTAATTCGATTAACGATTCTCATAGAGAGCAATGGGAAACGACTAATCAACAAGGTTATGATTTTTATTTAGATAACCAACTTTCCGTTCAAGAAAAAGAATCTCTTGAAGATCAAGGGATGCCTACATTTACCGTAAACAGGATTTTACCTGTTGTAGAAATGTTAAATTTTTATGCGACTGCAAACAACCCTCGTTGGCAAGCAATTGGAACCGAAGGAAGCGATTCAGACGTAGCCTCTGTATTTTCAGATATTGCAGACTACATTTGGAATGGTTCAGATGGCTCTGCTTTGTATTCCAACGCTATTAACGACGCAGTTACGAAATCTGTCGGCTATTTAATGGTCGATGTTGATCCCAACCAAGATAACGGTATGGGAGAAGTAGTTATTAAAAACCCAAATAGTTTTGACATCTATGTAGACCCGAAGTCTCGAGATCCTTTGTTTCGGGATGCCTCTCATATCCTCATACGGAAGATACTACCAAAAGAACAGTTACTCAATCTCTATCCTGAATACTCGGCAAAGATTAAGAAGGCTTCGGGTTCTTACACAGAAGATAATTTTTCAAATGGGCCAGATTACACCCATGATATACAAGGCAACGATATTAATCATGCTTTTAATAAAGAAGGAGGCGATTCTCCTCTAATAGATTATATCGAGGCGTTTGAAAAAGAAAGCAGACCTTTTTACAATGTATTTATTCAAATACCACCTAAACAAGAAGATTTAAAAAAAGCGCAAGAGCAAGTAGACGTAACCATTAAAGAGGCGACTCAAGAAATGGAAGTTCGTTTACAAGAAATGCAAACTCAAATGCAACAACAGGTTGAAGCAGGGGAAATGCTTCCCGAACGTATGGAATTAGAGTTAGAAAAAGCAGTTAAAGAAAATGAAGCGCAGTTGGCTCAAATGTCTCAAGAATTATTAGCAAAAGCACAACAACAATTGGTTATTACTAAAAATGAAGTATTGAGCGAACCAGCCTACAAAGTATTTATGGAAGATGAAGTCAATAAAATGTACGTCATTGAAGCCATTAAGTTTTACAAAAAAATTGTAACGCTTACTTGTATTGTAGGTGATACGTTTTTAAAAGAAAAAGATCTTCCTGTAGAAGAATTCCCAATCGTTCCTTTTTGTTACAAATGGACAGGTACTCCGTTTCCTCTAAGTGCTGTGTCTCCCTTAGTGGGGAAACAAAGAGAAATCAATAAAGCGCATCAGCTTATGGTTCATAATGCGTCTTTAGGCTCCTCGTTGCGTTGGATGTATGAGGAAGGAAGTGTCGATACAGATTATTGGGAAAAATATTCTTCGGCTCCTGGCGCATTATTGCCTGTCAACAGTGGGTATGAAAGACCAACTCCTGTTATGCCTATGCAGTTATCCAATTCATTCGCTCAAATCGTTGAGTTTGGTAAGCAAGAAATGGAATATTTAGCAGGTATTTACTCTCAAGCTATGGGAAACCCTTCGGGGCAAAGCGAAACCTATCGTGGAATGTTGGCTATGGACGAATACGGTACTCGCAGAGTTAAACAATGGATGAAATCGTGCGTTGAGCCTTCTTTAGTCCAATTGGGTAAAGTAATTAAGGGGTATTCTCAAGCAGTTTACAAAGCCAACAAAGTATTTAGATTGGTTCAACCTAACGCACTTCAAGAAGAAGGTAAAGAAGTTGAAATCAACATTCCGATTTATAATGATATGGGCGAAGCAGTTTCCAAGTTTATGGATTATGAATCAGCAAAATTTGATGTAAAAATCGTAGCAGGCAGTACGTTACCAGTTAATAGGTGGGCGTATTTAGCTGAATTAAAAGAATTATTAAAATTAGGCGTTGTCGATGATATTGCTGTTTTGGCTGAGACTGATGTAAGAGCCAAAGACAAAATCGCACAACGTAAATCTTTGTATGCACAAATGCAAAGTCAGATTTCACAGTTGCAAGAACAGGTTAAAGATAGTGAAGGTCAAAATCAGACGTTACAACGTCAATTGATTAACGCAGGTATTAAAGCCAAAGTTATGCAAGTTGAAAACGAAGTTCGCAAAGAAGCGGGAGTAGCAACATCTAAAATGAAAGACACTGCAAAGCAGATGGATAATGATAGATCCCTAACTCGTGACCGCTTGCGATTAATTGAACAAGAAGCTAAACAAAGGAAACAAGATGGATCAACCAAAGGGTAACCCAGAGGTTGCAGACGTTTCACAAGATGATGTGAACGATGCGATTTTTGGCTCCAACAATGATGAATTCTTTTCCGACCTTGACCAAGAGGTCAATGGGGTGGTCTTAGACGACCAACCTCAAGACAAGGTTGTGGAAACGCAGACCTCACCAAAAGGTGACAACTCTGCCCCCAGTAATAACAATGTCGATTACGAGAAACGTTACAAAGATTCTTCAAGAGAGGCTCAAAAATTAAAGAGCAAACTTGATCACTTTGAACCGTTTATGCCAATCCTCGATCGTTTAAGCGAGGACGATGGCTTAGTTAATGTAGTTAAAGAATATTTAGTCAAAGGCGATCAACCTGAAAAGATTGAAATGCCCGAAGATTTTGAATTCGACATCCAAGATGCTTTAAGCAATCCTAAGTCTGATTCTGCTACATATTTTAACAAGCTAATGGACAACGCAGTATCTTCTAAAGTCAACAATGTTTTAGGAGAGGAGCGTAAACGAACTGAAACCCAAAAGGCACAAGCCAACATGGAAACTCAAGCAAATGAGTTCAAACAAAAAACTGGGATGACAGATAGTGAGTTTGAAGACTTATTGAATTGGTCTAATAAGCATAAAATGACGTATGACGATTTATATGCCTTGAAGAACAAAACACAAGTCAATCAAAATGTTTCAAATGCGACAAAACAAGATATGTTGAATCAAATGAAGGCAGTGCGGGATATTCCTACTTCTGTTGCCAATGTGAATTCGCAACAAGTAAATGAAGATCCTAACAAACAAGTATTAGAGGCTTTAAAAGGTCTTGACTCGGGTGTTGATAATCTATTTGGCTAATAGAAATCAATAGGAGTTAAAAATGGCTGATAGTCCATTAAAACTAAGTACACATTCACAGCAACCCAATGTTGCTGGTGATCAAAACAAAATAGGTGATCTGCGAAGACGATACAACTTTGGAAGTTCTGTATCTGAATTAATGATCGACCAAACACCTTTCTTTAGATTCTTATCGCAAGTTGGAAGGATGCCAACCGATGATCCTGAATTTAAAATCACAGAAGAACGTTCTATGTGGCATAAGCGATACGGTTATGTTGTAGACGTTGACCTAGATGGTGATGGATCAGCTTGGAGTGGTAATAGAGACTTCAAATTTACTGATGGTGAATTAGCAGTAGGTCAGCAATTTGCAGTTAAAGTGGGTTGCGATTACACAAGCGCAGGAAACGTTCAGTCTATATTAGGCAGAACTGCTATTGCAGTAGGTTCAA